TGTGATGTCCCCAAATGTCGGGTTATATGTGACCCACCAAAAACTCCACAATGTACCGTAAGAACCTCAACACCTGTATGTAAAACTGTTTGCAAAAAAATTGATGGATGTTATTCTTGCTCAAATGTATGTCAACCAATCAATTCTTGGCTCGAATGCGTCAAACCAAAACCATCATGTCATGTTAAATGTGATCCACCAAATTGTAAAAAAGAATTTGAATTGCCTAAAGCTGGATGTGCTAAACCCACATGCAAACTTGTATGTCCACCATCTAAAGATGGTTCATACTCCTATACCACCGCCAATCTTGATGCATTTAATCGTACCATTAATTAACACATTCACTTATGAGTTACACATATGAAAAATACAAAAAATGATAATATTACAAAACCAACTCCTACATGAAATAGTCTATCATCAATCCAAAATATTTCTTTCAAAATATTAAATAACTCTATTACCTTATCCCACCATTCTCCATATTTCAAATCCTCATACTTCTTAAAATCAAGTAATTCCAATAAAATTTTATGCCATGTTAATACAAAATCATCCACTAATTCCCTAACAGATACATCCAAAAATGGATTCTTGCTTGAATCATTTTCAATTTTATCAGCTGGTAACTTTGTTGGTTTGAATGATTTTTCCTTTTCTAACTTGTTTAATTCATCACGTAGTTTTATCTTACTATCCGCTATTGATGTATCCAATACCATTGTAATTCACTTAGAAAATAATTTCAAAAACTTATACCTCTTGTTTCATTATACTCATTTATTATCTTATTCACCATGAATACAGTATTTTCTACACTTTTTACATTAGAGATTCCTTGTCCACAACCATATATATTTGACCAAGCTTTGGGTTTATTATTTCCAGAACTAAAAACATCCTTACTATTTTTTGTATCCTTATTTGCTATTACATCACTTATTTTCATACCCGCATTTTCTATCGATTTACCCAAATAATTACCATGAATCCCAGTAAACATATTCGTATTCACTATATCTTCTGATGTAGAATCAATTACCATCTTTTTATACTCATCTGATGCATTCGCATCTGTTGTTGCTATAAATGGAGAACCTATATACGCAAAATCTGCCCCCATTGTTACTGCCGCTGCTACACTTTTACCATTTGAAATAGCTCCAGATAATGCAAGTGGCCCATCAAACCATTCTCTTATTTCTTGTATCAATGCAAATGGTGATAATGAACCAGCATGACCTCCTGCTCCTACAGCCACCGCTATTAAACCATCTGCTCCCTTTTCATAGGCTTTTTTTGCATGCTTATTATTTGTTACATCATGTAATACAACTCCTCCATATGAATGCACTGCCTCGTTTATTTCTTCCTTTGCACCAAGACTTGTTATTACTATAGGTACTTCATGTCTCACTATAGTTTCCATATCTTCCATCAATCTATCATTGGATTTATGCACTATCTGATTTACAGCATATAATGGACATTCTATATCATCATTATCCAAACTATTCTTTATATTCACCAACCAATCATTTAAAGTTGATTCTTTCTTTTCATTTCTTGCATTCAAAGCTGGAAAACTACCAATAATTCCTGCTTTACATTGATTCACTACCATCTTCGGAGTAGACACAATAAACATCGGTGCAGCTATAATTGGTGCCTTCACATGCCTAAGCATAAAAGTTTTACTTGTCATAAACCTTTCTATTGAGTTTTAGTTATCTTTTTTATTCATACGCAATCTCTCCCTTAAAAATCCAGAAGATCTTGATTTATATTCCTTTAATTCCTTATTTATACTTTTCTCTTTCTCTTTCTCTAAATTTCTAAACTTTTCTCTTCCTTGTGCATTCATATTCGGCATATTACTTTAATCATATCAAAATAATCATATTCTATTATTAAAAATATCTCTAAAATATCTATTATGAACTGTAATATTACTGAAATAATTAATATCACTAAATATGATATTCTCAAAGATTTAAAGGAATTTGACTTTAGTGCCCTCTATATTATACTTTTTGCCATTGCAATGGATAAACTAATCTTTTATAGAATTGTTGAACTTTTCATGTAAATAATCTGTTCAATATATATATACAATGATGTTTAACAAATTAGCAAAACCAATGGATGGCGGCAATAGTGGAAACAATAATGGAGGTGGATGCGGAAATGGTGGCTGAGGATAACAAATACATATATGTTCAAAAGCTATTAAATCATTGAAATATGACGGTCTATTTCTAATTAAATGATTCAGACTCGACTCAATGATATTATATCTTTTTCAATAAACATATATAAGGTTATTGTCCTTTATTAGAATAATCCAAATATGGATTCAAATTTGGCTTAGTGGTCTAGTGGTATGATTCCTGCTTTGGGTGCAGGAGGTCCCGGGTTCGATTCCTGGCTGAGCCCTTTATACTTGTATAGAAGTATCTTTATTACTATAAAAATGATTAAACATTCTTATGGTTTACAATAAATAACAGAATATTGTGAGACACTAAATTATCTATTATGCATAAGCTTCTTAATGTAGATAACTTAGTTAATGGTAAAGTTATTAAACGTCCATCAGCCACATGTAAGACACCCTATGTAGCTGATGTTGAATTAGAAGATGGTAGTATTGTATTAGCTCACACAACATCACTTGGTTGTGGAGGATTGGTTAATGCTGGTTCGAATGTATTGATGAAAAAAATTGACAAAGTCGGCAATAAATGTAAATTCAAGGTAATTCTATCTATTGTTGAAGAAAAAGGAAATGTTCAATATATTGGAACCGATACATCTTTGCCAGAACTTATTGTTAAAAAATGCTTAGAAAATAATCTAATCAGTTCATTAAGTTCTATCAAATCATTGAAAAGTCAAACAACTTTCATGAATTCCCGCTTTGATTTCGCAGGTGTTGATGAAAATGATGCTGAATTCGTGTTAGAAGTAAAACACACTCCTAAGGCAGATTATGTAGATTGTCTTGCTAAAGAGAAGAAAAAGATGGACTTGTCCAACTATGACTATAATGATAAAATCTCATATTTTCCAGATGGATATCGTAAAACAGTCAAAGACACAATCAGCCCCAGAGCTTTGAAGCATATTAATGAGCTTTCCAAAATCAAAAAAACTACAAACAAAAGAGCTATTATATGCTACGTTATTCAAAGAACTGACGTATCATCATTTCAACCAAGTAACATTGACCCCATATACAAGGAAGCTGTAATTGAAGCAGTCAAAAATGGCGTTCAAGTATTACCAATCGTTATCAAATGGACGAAAGAGGGCGAGTGTCACTTTGTTAAAGATGATTTAAAAGTAAATATCTCTATTTAACCAAATAAATCAGAAATATTACCTAAACTATATACAGTGCTTCCTTCTTTCTTTTTGTAACAGACTTTTTCTTTGGTATTTTACTTTTCTTTAGTGTTTTATCTTTCTTTACTGTTTTTGTTGGTTTTATAAAGTGTATAAATTCTACATTATACTTTTTTGTAATACCTGCATCAACCTTTCGTGTATTCCCACCCATAATATAGCTATACACTCGGGCATATGCCCACGATTCTGGTGTTTGATTCGGTCTAGAACCACCATTATAATAAGCCGCCATACCCTTTTTAAAAACCTCTTCTAAAGCCTTTACTGGCATATTGCTTACTTTCGCAATGTTTTTTAAGTTACGCCCACCCTTCATTTGTTCTATTTCTTTACCATAAATAGAATTAAATGTTTCTGTCCAATTCGATTTTTTACTAATAAACGCAGTTTTTGGACGAGTTGTACCTTCAAAAATCGATTCAATTTGAGCCTCTCTATCTTTTCCTTCAAGACCTTCCAAATATCTATCTGGAATGTTTCTGGTTTTCCCCTTATAAGTTACCAACACCATTAATCATTTGTCAACAAAAAAAATTTGATGGTTTAGAATATTTTTCTATATATTTGTTTATATCAATCTTCTTAGATTTTAAACCGGCCAAGGTCATTGGTCTAAATTTACCATAAAAATTTCTATCATGAACTCCTATTATTGACCATGCTGTACCCGTATAACCTCCAGAACTTGAACCATCCATCTCGTATTTATCATTTAAATAATTAGCAATATTCAAAGCATTTTGTCGATTATTACTCCAATCTGCTATTTTTTTAGCCCAATACATTCGCATATAACCATGCATTCTTCCTGTTTTTATAAGTTGATATTGGCAAGCATTCCACGCAGAATCATCTGTATTTCCACATTCCATTTGTCTCAAATTATATATTTGCTTCTTTGAATTCTCTTCTTTCATCAGTTTCTTTGCCCAATCCCATGCAGAGTCTATTGAAGTATAATCCTTATAATAACAATAATTCTCGGCAAGCTCTCTACGTATCCATACTTCTTCTATGTATTCATCAATATTACTTTTTAAACTTGTATTATTCATTTGTTTCAGTAAATATACCATTCTTTGAACACTTATTGCACCATAATTGATATAAATAGACATATTTGATTGAGCATTCTCCATAGTTGGATCATTACGGTGATTATAATTTTTCAAATTATTTTTTACAAAATCTCTAAATCGTTTCATTGCCCCCGCATATCCTGCTTTCGTATTTGTTATAAATTCATCTTGTACAAATGGTAAACTTTCTAATTTTGGAAGAGATTTGTTTGATTTTATAGAAACTTGCTTAAAAGACGTATAACTTGGATAACTTGTTAAATATTTATCCGCTTTTGACCATAACTTATTTCTAATAGTTCTTGCCATATATTCTGCATTTGGCGATGCATCCCATACTGGTACTATATTATGTGAATCTATTTGTATCATTTTAACATTTATCTTAGAAGATACATTCTTATCACACTTAATTGAAGGAATTGTTGGCTTAAAATCTGTAATTACTAATACTGAACCTTCAAAATCTGATTTTAATGAACTAATCGGACTTTCACCACTTCGGTATTCTAATGGAATACCATGTTTGTTAATTGTTTTTTCCAATTCACCTAGAGTTTTCAACCAAAAATCTAAATGCCTTTTTGAAGGATATATTATACAATATTTAGTTGGAATATACTTTACATGTAACTTATTTGGTAAATATACAAATACTTTAATTGGAACAGAGTATTCATTCGAATATCGAATTGCCTCATTAAAAGCCCAATTATCATCATATCTAAAATCTCTTTTTAGCCATAAACTAATATATTTCCCATCATTGTTTTCTTTCTTTGAATTCAATAATCTTGCCCTATTAGACAACTCCATATTTAATACATTTTATAACTTTTGAAGCACTATTTAATGCCCCTTCTATCCAAGCTTGCTTATCAGAAAATCCTTCACCACATATATACACATTCTCAACTGGATTCAAAATATCTTTTTGAATTTTAGTAGAATCAAAATTTGGCAACCAATGATGACAACCTACTGTCCATAAATGAGCTTTAAAATAATCTGGTTCACCTATATTCTTATCTGGAAATACTTTCTTAATATTTTTAGCTACTATTTGCTTCAATTCTGAATCAGATTTTAACTCAAAGTCATTTTTCATAAATGGTTTTGTATCCTTTCCATCTGTATAAGAAATCATAATCAATCCAGTCTTCTTGTTTATCGGTATTATTTGTCTCAAAATATTATTTGTAGTTGTCCTATTGATATTCTTAAACCATACATCCTTATAAACAGCATATATTCTTATTAATGGTGCATTATATACCGCTTTAGTATATTTGTGAATAGAACTTATTATTGGAAAATCTTTCAATTGATGTGGCTTTATAGCAAAAATTACTTTCTTGCCCGTTATCTTTCTTTTTCTGTTCTCTCTACCAATTCTAAAATAATCATTAACTCTTTCTACTGAATTAATACGACTCTTCAAATACACTTTTGAACCATTCTTTCTTATTGTTTTCATCATATTCTCACACAAATTACTTAGTCCCTCCATCAAAATATAATATTGGACATTTCCAAAATCTTTTTTAAAAGTATTGTAAGCATCGAAAGCATTCATCTCCTTCATTTCGGAATAATATCCAAAAATATTTACTATGCGATCTGCCTTCTCTTTTGATTTTAGAATTTTTATCAAATGCTCATAAAAAGTTATGTTTTTAAGATTATTTGTCTTTTTTGTATTTTTTACTACCTTATTTAGTGTTTTCTGAAACTCAATATGAGAATTCATTGTTACTTCATTTTCCTTATCTTCAATATATTCAATATAATCTATTTCTTTAGGAATAGGCATCTTAGTCAGTTTATAATACTTTATCAATTCTAATAACTGTGTATGACTATCATTAAATCGTGCTGCTCCTACTTCATAACCTTTTGAATGAGTATATATTCTACCACCAATATAATTTCGCTCGTCAAATAATGCTACATTCTGCGTTTCCGATAACTTATAAGCACAATATAAACCAGCTATACCACCACCTACAATAACTACATCATACGCTTTATTGTACCTTAAACTAAGTGGTTTTCTACGAGTTTTATAATACATTATTAATACTTTATGTTAAAATATAGAGAACTTTAATCATTTGTCAACAAAAAAATTTATAATATTTCATAAGTTAATAAATGAAGACTAGAAGAAATAAACGCTCTAAGCTTCATTATACTTCAAAAAAATATGGCGGAGGTATTACTCCCAAATATAAAACGGATAATGTTGTTGAATATATTGATGGAACTGAAGTTACAATCATTGAGCAACTATCTTATAAAAATGGTGAATGGCAATACAAAATTCAATTTCCAGACAAATCATATCGTATTATTCCAGAATCGAGTATAAAACGTTTTATTCGTAAAGGTGATTTTATGACTGTTCGTGTTAGGGAACATGAAAGAGAATTGGCTGCATTTGCAAAAGAACATCCAAACTGGAAACGTAAAAGCAAGCCTAAAGCTTGGAATATCGAGTCATCAGATGCAACTTCTTTTGAAGAACATCAGAAAGAAGCTCGCGCAGCTGCGGCAAGAGCATATGCAAAAGAACAACTTAGAAAAAAAGAGAGTAGGAAACAAACAAATCGCATTAAAAAGAAAACTGTTTTAACTAAAGATTTGAGACATGAACGCCAAACAGTCCCTAGCGTTGAAGCCAAAACAAGGGGTATCGAGGCATTAGATGCAACTTCTTTTGAAGAACATAAAGAAGAAGCTCGCAGAGCTGATGAAAAGGCTGCTGAAGAAAAACGCATTGCTGAAAAAGAACAACGTATTGCTGAAGAACAAAAACGTATTGCTGATGAAGAAGCTCGCAGAGCTGATGCAAGAGCATATGCAAAAGAACAACTAAGAAAAAAAGAGTCATTAGATACAACTTCTTTTGAAGAACATCAGGAAGAAGCTCGCAGAGCTGATGCAAGAGCATATGCAAAAGATATGGTAAACCGGCACCAGCGACTTATGGATGAGACAAGAGTATATGCAAAAAAAAACAGAGATACCAAGGGGTTTAAGTGGGCCTTCGACGGCAAGGACTGGGTAAAAATAGATGAGTCAAAAATAGAAGAGTTTTCGAAAAATTTTTTAGAAACCGAGTGGACTGAAAAGGATAACCGCGACATCGATTTACTCTTCCAACGGAAAATCGAGGAATATTTCTTTCGCGAGAAAGAGTTGCGGGATACGGCTCTCAAGAAGCGAGGATTTGACCCCGCGAGGTATGCATCAATGTCGCGGGACGAGCTTGACGCAATCCTCGCGCTCCTTGATGCGACGGCTGAGGAGCGGGATGCCGAGGTATATCCGACCTTAGAGCCCGACTTGGAGGAAATCTACATGTTATTCGGGAAAGTGTCACTGGACTCAATGAAGTTCGCCCTCGCGCGCACAAATCGCGTTTTCGAACGTTTAGACTACCTTAAAAGTTTAGGTTATGGAAATCCAAGAACTTCAGAAGAAAGAATTATTTGGCTAAATAATTATGATAATATGGTTGTTCAGGGCCTGGATCGCGCTGGCAAACGTTTAGACTACCTTAAAAGTTTAGGTTATGAAAATCCAAGAACTTCACAAGAAAGAATTATTTGGCTAAATAATTATGATAATATGGTTGTTCAGGCGACGGAGACAGACGTTAAAGCGCGTTTGAAATACTGGCGGTTATGGAAGCGCGAACTTGAGCCTTACGAAAGGGATTACTGGGTATCTCTATTCAAACGCATGTGGAAAGCACAGATGAATGGTGTGGTTGAAAATCGATTGGGATTATAATAGGTATAATAGTAAACCTTAATTATTTTGTGTTAAAATCCTTTTGTGTTAATCTATATCCCCATTGTTGTAATGTTTGACGTATTACCGGAGATATTGATTCATCATTAAATTTTGTATTTTTGTCTTTTATCTTATTTATAAGAGCTTTTCTAAATCTTCCATTAGGACCAGCCAAACTCAACCATCGCTTTATTTGCCTCTTGTCATCATCGGTTCTTCTACCATTATAAAATCTACAATACCATTGTACCCAACCATAAGGATCTTGCGGATGAATCCAATCTTTTGATTCCCATTCTTTTAAAGAAGAACCAGCTTTTACAGAATATCTATTGTACTTCTTGTAGTCTTTTTTCGGATTTATCAATAAATGTTCAGGTATATCATTCAAAAATTTGAATTCTTTATGTTGATTACTTAATCTTTTACCCAAAATACTGGAATTAATATCCCTCCAATAACCACCCCAATCAATAAAACTACCTAGTGCAAAAATTTGTTTTGGAGTCAGATTTGGAGTAAATTCGGGATAATCCTTAAATTTTGGCATATTATCTATTCATATATTTTCTTCTATTTAATCCATCATTTAACAATAAAAATGACATTCTATAACTCTTAGAACAATGTTATTGAGGTTTATGGTATTGATAGTATTATTGTAGACAAAACGATTAACAAGACATATTTCACAATATGAACTTGTTCGAAAGACTTCCGACTGATATAACTATTAAGATATATCAGTTTGACCCAACACACAGAGAGCTTTTCAGAAATTGTTTTACAGATATTCAGGTTCAAGGTACTCTTTCTCGTGCAAAAAATCTTTCAAGATTATACAGAAATGACTTACCAAGTGACTGGATAGGCGAAACTCGCTCTAATTATTTATGCTTGCCGGATCTTCTTAGCGTTACGGTTAACGATCATGATTATATGGTAAAACAACTGGACAAGTGTAAATGTTGTTTAAGGCATCAAGCTAATAGACCTCCAGACATCCTTCATTCAAATCTTGGAACTAAAAAGGCTTACCCTTATCACATGCGTTGCAACTGTAAATGTATGTGTAGACACTTCTCAAGACAACTTGTCTCGTCTTTCTGGCGTCCTCCTGAAGAAGAGATACGGGCTTGGGATGAACATGTACAGGCTTGGATTGAGCAGGCGGACGAGGAGGACAATAACTCGATGTGGTGGCCCCCTCTGCTCACATAACACTAATTTGTACAGCACTTGTTGGAGTAAAGCTGTGAAATGAGCGAAGCTCTTTTTTTCTAAGAACGACTCGCCATAAGTCTTTCACCACTAACATTAAGAGCAATTAATAAACCCACCAATAATACTGCTACTATTATTCCAATAGTAGGTGTAGAAACACCACTATAACCTTCCTTAACCTGTGTATTCCTTGCGCTCAACCTAGCGCCTATTAATGGCATCATAAAATATAGACCATAAAATACAATAACAAGAATAATTACTTTAATCAATTCCATTATATATCATGACATAAAAATTATGCTGGTCTAAGCAATAAGGTGTTTTCTAATTCTTTTCTAAGGCAAGTTACCTGTAATTCGATTAATACAGAATCATTATTTTCAAAATCAACAATTGTACCATCTGGAGCTTGAATATTAAATGTTAATCTTGAAATCTCTATTCTTGGGGAAAATAATTTAGTCATATGACTTTCTTGTCCAGAATTTACAACAGATTCAAAATTCTCTTTAAACTCATAATAAGAATAGTTACCAACTATAGTTGGATTTGTCAATATTCCAAAAGAATTATTCATAAAATTGTTAGTTCCGCTAATATTAGACCCTAATTCATTTATAACAAGTAATAAATAAGGGTGGGTTAATGCTGTATATGGCAATATTATTTTCTTAACTGTTATTGAATGTACATCCGCAAAACTTCTATAAATCGAGTTAGATTGGTCTTGAGACGATAAATTTACAGAAGATGGACCTAAACTGAAATGAAATGGATTATTATTTGGCCAATTCTCCATGTCTCTATCTTTTGAATCTACAAGTACATGATACGATTTATAATTTAGATTTGGTGTTAATTCATGATAAATGCTGGAATCCTCCTTTTTAACAACGGGTTGTTCTGGCTCTTGATATTGTAGCGTTCTAATCGCTTTTACTTGTTCTATTTTTTGTATTAACGGAAAAATCTGCTTATGAATATTTCGCACTTTATCGACAGTTACAGTACCTATATCAATTTCATACAGTGGATCATCTGCGAATTTAACTATCATCTTATTCAAATCAGTGTAATTTAACCAAGGATAATCATCGCTATATTTCTTAAACAAAATCTGCGTAACTATATCTAAGTTACTCATTTCTAACAATTATATATATATAGTTTTACAAAAAACATCCACATAATTCCACAAAAAAATGATTTATACTTTTTAGAGTATAAGGTGATTTCTATAGTATAAGGAATACCAAGTATAAACAGATTTTAAAACATGACCACATTCGCAAACAGAGAATTAACGGAGTTAAACATTTCAACTTTAGTTTATATGTTAGATACCAATATTCTTATCGATCCAGATAAACTTGTAACTATTTTCAAAGATATTGAACCAATCCCGTATACCAATCCGATTGATGGAGTAATCAAAATTTCAGTCAGGGGAGAAACTAAGGGACTATGTAAAAAACTTGTATTTCGCAGGTCTTATACGCAATCCAGTCAAGTTAAAAATTTCAGAAATCAAGTTAGTTTCTATGTGCGAATCATTGATGAAATGCCAATTTACATTTCCAAGGTTCCATTTGATATGACTGTTGGATTCTTTCCAAAGAATAAGGGATGTGAACAACTGATTGGAAAAGATTTGTATCGATTCAGAAAGGGTCAAACCGCATTTCAATTTAAGAGAATTAAAATTGGTTTTGACAAAGATGCTCCAATCGGACATAAACTAACTCTTTTGACTTCTGTTACCAGAAAATCACAAGAAAGTGAACTACAACATATTCAATATGAACTAACAGAAGATGATGTTAACAATGGATACACATACTTCCATTTCCCAAATGGTTGCTATGCCCATACTCTTTATATCGACTCGGATAAAGAAATCATTGTTGATATCGATTTTGTAGTCGAAGTAAATATGTTTATGTTTACTTCTGGCAAAATCAAAATTGCTGGATGTACTCAAGAAGCCCAAATTGATAAAGCTATGAATGTTCTTATGAATTACATGGAAGACAATCTGGGTAAAACAACAATGAAAGAGTTATTTGCAAGGGATAAAGACGATTTTGAAATTATTGGCAAGAATCCTGTTATGATTAACAGTGATTTCGCAAGTAATTATGAAATCAAGCGATATGAATTAGATTCTCTTATTCGCGATAAATACAAAATCTTGTCCTCTTTTGAACCCTGCACACACCCAGCTGTAATCATCAAGTATTACCATAACGCTTCATATAGTGATGGTAATGGATGCTGCCTTTGTCCCGAATATTATGGTAAACCACACAAGTGTAGCGGTAAAGGAAATGGTAAGGTGGCGGGTGAATGTAAAACTGTTACAATTCTTGTGTTCCAAAGTGGAAAGGTTATCTTAACGGGCGGACGCCATTTAGATCAAGTCAATTCTGGATACAAATTTATTCAAAATGTGTTGAGAGAGAATGAAAAAGAACTTAGGCGAGTATAATAGACCAATCATGCCTCCAAAACAAAAAATAAATGGTATTGCATTTCATGGTTCTGGTGGACTTTTATGGTATTATATGGGTATCGCACAGTTTATACAAGACAATTATGATACCAGCGAA